GCCGGAAACCAACGCCGTTGCAGCCGTACTAGCTGGCGAAGCATTTGGCGCAGTCGTTCCAACATGAACCGGACCTGCTTTTACTAGATCACCGTTGCTGTCCTTAAAGAACAGACCAGGGCTAGCCAAATTAGTGTTAACAGCAAGCTGCCCATCCGACATTGCGGTTGGGATAGGACGCTTATTTGCTGTGCCAGAACGCAGGTGCTGAAGAGCCATCCTTAATACCTGTCGCCAGGCCGGAAATTATGGCTCTATCTTACGAGACTAAAAACTGCCGTCATCCAGCTGACTGGTTAAAGCAACCGTTCCAGTCAAGTTAGGTAGCGTCACGACACGATCTGCTGTTGGATCGGCAACCGCCAAAGTTGTTTCAAACGCATCAGGGCTGGCACCCTCAAACACCAGTGATGCGTTCTCATTAAGCAGCAACTGACCACTAATGATCCCGCCAGCCTTGGGCAATGCCAGTGCAGCCAAGTCATAAGCCGTCTTGACACCATTTGGTGTGGCAGCAGTTGTTGTACTAGAACTTGCAACACCATCAGTCAGCTGCAAGACGCCAACGGCACTTGTTGTGCCAGTCGTGACAGAGATGGCTGGCGTTACCGTTCCAGTTGCAACTTGGATTGGAGCGGTGCCCGTAACGCTAGTAACGGTGCCAACTTTGTTTTCAATCCACTCAAGACCAGTTGCTGCGCTGCTATTGGCATTAAGGATGTAACCATTCGTTCCAACGCCAAGCTTGTCCAGCGTGGTCGTACCTGTTGGAACAATTAGATCGCCTTTTGTGTAAGCAGCAATCCCAGTACCGCCACGAGGCACAGCCAGCATTCCGCTGGTCAGATTGGTTGCAACGCGGCACTCATTACTAACTTCTTCAAGTGCTAGCTGTACGTTCGTACTGCCAAGACTTGCTGCAGGTGAGAATGCAACATTATTAGCTGTTTGCGCTGTATAAGTAGACGAAACATCAATTTCAATCCAGTTTGTTCCATCTGATAGAAGGATGTCAGGCGGAGCAAGAGTCACCGTAGGCGCTGGTGCTGTTCCTGTACCACCAACAGCAACAACAAGATAATAGTTGGAGTTGTCAGAGCTTGGAGAAGGCAAAGCATTGCCGACACTTATGCCTAACGCAGCTCCTTCTCCCGTAACGCTTGCAACTAAATTTGTGGTTGCGTTGTAAGTACCAGCAATAATAATTGCACCAGCTGAAATACCAAGCGGCTGCCAAACGTTGCCGTCCCAAACAAAGAAATTCTTTTCAAGCGGATTATAAAATAGCTGACCTCTAAAATCAGCAGTTGGTAATGCTTCACCGAATGCAGTGACAGAACTGTCAGCAAGTTTTGCTCCAGTAATTGCGTTATCAGCGACGCGAGCAGTGGCAAACTCGCCCGTTGTAATCTTTGCTGCATCAATGTCGGGAACATTAGCTGCAAGCAGCGCAGCTGCTGAAGTAACATGACCTTGAGAGTCAAACGTAATTCCATTAATAGTTGCACCAGTTACCGCATTAGTGTGGTTTAACGTTCCACTCGTTACCGATAAACCTGTGCCTGGCTGGATAATGCCTTTTGCAGATGCTGTTGCATCAGGCAAATCAGTTGGCAATAAACTGCGGAATGTTGGTGCGGCATCTGATCCAGTAGCTGGACCTGCAAATACACTTGCTGCTACTTGCGTGTCAAGTGACAGTGACAGATTAGATGTAAACGCAGTCGGGTTGCTAACAACAACAGCAAACGGAGTTGATTCCGTAACTGTTATCGATTGGATGCCAGCTTCTTGAGACCAAGCAGCTCCGCTCCAGCGATACGCAATGCTTGTGCTGGTGTTATACCAGGCTTGGCCCGTGTAATCACCCGTCCCAGAAGGCGTGGCATTGCTGACAATGCAAGTAGCTTGATCGCCAATCTTTTCTGCAGTAACTGAATCAGCGTGAAGCTTGCCCGCCGTTACTGAGCTTGTTCCGAGGTTGGCCTCAAGAACGATATTACTGGCAAGTGTTGTGACAAAAGATCCACTACCACTACCTGTAACTGCACCCGTTAATGTAATTGTTTGATCACCAGTGTTTGTTCCGCTGCTAGTACCGCTAAATACTGAACCGTTTGTCCATGTTCCAGTAGAAGTGGCTAAATCTCCAAGCCCTAGCGTTGTTCGTTGATTTGCTGCAGTTGCATCATTAAGAAGCTCACGGCCTGCGGAAGTACAGGCAATTTCTTCTACCGTTCCACCGCCTGCAGTGCTCCGACCCAATACAACATCAGTAGCTGTCGTGTCTTGAATTTTGTCGTAAGTTACGCTGTCGCTAGAAAGTTGAGCCGTTCCAACAGCCCCTGCAGTAATTGCAGTAGCAAATGATCCACCGCCTGTGCCAGTGACAGCTCCCGTCAGTGTAATTGTTTGATTGCCTGTGTTAGTGCCAGAGCTTGTACCTGAATGCGTACCGCTGAAAGTGCCGCTCTGGGTAGCTAGTGTCCCAAGCCCTAGCGTGGTGCGTTGAGCTGCAGCATCAGCATCATCAAGCAGGGCTCGACCCGCTGCTGTCAGCGAAAAGACTGCATACGTGTCAGACGCAGTCGCGTAAATGCCTTGGTTTGCAGCAGTCGTCAACCCGGAGATTGACTGCAGACCAGCGTCATAAGCCTGGACATTTGTCCCAATAGCTACGCCAAGGTTTACCCGTGCGTTCGCGGCGTTGCTAGCCCCCGTTCCACCATCTAGAACAGTGATGTCTGTGATACCAGTGATCGTGCCACTGGTAACAGTCAGGTTTGTAAGGGTTGAGCCGTCAGCATTAAGCGTGGCAATTGTGCCAAGCCCTAGCGTTGTTCGCTGCGCTGCAGCGCTTAAATCATCTAATAAGGCTCGCCCTGCAGCCGTACAAATGATTTCTTCAATGATGCCCGCACTTGCGGTGCTACGCCCCAGCAAGCGATCAGTTGCTGAGACGTTTTGGACTTTGGCATAAGTGATTGCATCATCAGCAACCGAGGCGGTCCCTAGCTTTGTCGAGCTGCTTTGGTCCAGCTTGTCTAGGTCAATGCTGCTGACATCAATCAGGTCAAGACCAGCATCAATCAGGTTTTTTGTCGTAACCTTCTTGGTCTCGGAACCGCTAATGTCCGCGATAGGCAGGACATCAATTGCTGCAACCCCAGCCTTGGACAGCTCGTTAAGCTGCGTAATTCTTTGGTCAGCCAAGGCTCAGCTCCTTATGCCAGGGGTACTTGCGCTTAGTTTAATCCTCAACCTCTTTCAGTAGGAAGTTTAGATCCTGCTCTTTACGGATCCGATCGTCGTCTTCCTTGAGGATAAAGTCAACCAACGCTCCAACAACAAGTTTTAGCTCACCAGTTGTTATGAAATCCAAAGTGCAGCTAATCACGTCTCCAGCGTCAACCTTGACTCCAGCATTGGTAACAACAGCCGTAAGTGCATAAAAAACGCTTTGCTCGGTAGGAAGTATTTCTTTATCTATTAAATACAAAAACAAATCAAAAGAGCTTCCCAAGTCGAGCCTTTGAATCAATTGCAACATCAACAAAGGGGTTTCGGCTGCCCCATCAGTCTTGTTGTTAAACAGGCATTCAATGCGACCGCTGCCGCTAATCAATCCAGCGTTGTATTGATTCTTAAATTTATCGGATAGCGCGGTTACATCGACTCGCTCACGACTTGCATTAAATTCAAAGCTTGTGACGTCGCCGAGAACATTAGAGCCAACATCTCTAACAGTAATTGCTAAATCAATAGGGTCGCCCGTGAAGGCTTGCAACGTAATTTCATTTGAACGATTGTTATTGACCGCGTCGGCAAATGTTGGATAAAGGCGCAATCCGCCTACGGCGTTTACATTTATAAAAGTGCTATAAGTGTCTTCTATTACCCCAGAAGACCAGTTGGACGCTGGGATAAACAAAAGATTGCGTGAATCAGATGTCTCAAAATCAACCTTGTCTCCCGTGAATAGGTTTTCTATCCCGTCTTTTGTTCCAACGCGATTAAGCACAGTACTGATGTCATCAGTATTAACTGATTCATTTAGCTTGCCAAGAATGACCTCTGTCCCTCGGCGCAAACGAACTCTGCCCTGGGTTCCAAGGAAAAAAGTCAATTAATTTTCTCCTGTTTGAATCGTTTCAACAAAGCCTCCATCAACTGTAAAGTTGATCGGAACTACGGACAATTCTCCTGTCGAGACAGAAATACTTGCTGAAGTGATATAAACATCGCATCTGATGTCGTCTTTAGTGCCTCCAGCATTTAGGAGGAGCCGCACCCTATCACTAGATTGAACCGGTATAGGATCCCCATTAGGTAAGTTTTGTTTCATAATCTTATTCAATAAAACAGTGAACTCGGTAAAAGATGCGGTGTCGGCAGTTGGAACCTTATAGTAAATTAAAGTAGCACTACCGGTAGCCCCGCTAACCCCAGGGACGAACGTATTTGCGGCACTAGAAATATCGTTAGTACTCAAAAGCTCTAAAGTAGTTTCAATTGACCAGTCGCGAATTTTAGCTACCGTTTTTTCATCGTTCGTTCCATCGAGAATAGTTAATGAACCTTTGCGTCCGGTGTAAAAGGCCATTGGTTCGCTGGGCTTAGGGCATTGCTTTCATACTAGCTTACCTCAAACTGGCTGGGCCTAAAGTCCGCAATCAAAGCACGGTCCTCATTGTCACATGGATATTCGACGGCTCTTACAGTCACCTCGCCTTCTTCGTCTAGCTCTACTTCTGTAATCCTAAAAACACGCTTTTTGCCTGGGTCAATTCCCATCACGTACAAGCTCCCAACCTTGTTAGAAAGTGATGATGCCACCCCGCTTTGCACTGCAACTGAGTTCTTAGCAGACACCTTGCTGGCATCTCGATCATAAATTAAAAAGTTGTAAGATCTATTCCCAATGTTGTCCTGCAATGGCGAGTTCAACGCTCCACCCGCACCAATGACACCAGAAGACTTCCTTTCCCAATTTGTCAGGCCAATGTCAACATAGATAAATGCTCCAGGCTCAACTGGGTTGATTGATGGGAACGTTTTAAATTCAATGCCGCGCCTGATAAACCTGCGCTGGTTTACCAACAACTTGCCAAACAAGATTGCCTGTTGCCGCGTGGTAACGAAACCGCTTACGTCAAACGTTTCTTTAATTGCGGTAGTGTCCTCTCTTATTGACGTATCTGCTCTTCTTACGTCAACTGTTCTTTTGCGCTGAAATACTGATTGTGTTGATTCTTCTCTGTAGACAACACTTGCGATCAAGTCCTGCGTACTGGCTCCATAGTCTAAAAACTCTTCTTTGTACGAGTCTTCAAGAATATTGCCTGTTGTAAATAACGCTGAAATAGTCAAGGAAATAGGCCGTCCATCGTCGTCAGCTGCTTTTCCGTTGTTGCGTACAGGCAATGCAGGAATAAGCGTTTCTTGGCCGTTTTTTCTTGCAAATTCAAGCAAACTAAATGGAGCGGTGCTTACCCAAAACTCACGCCATGCAGAATTATCTGCAATAACGCCATCCATAAATAACGGAGTCTTAGAACCTTCCTCTACAGGTAAATTGTTGTTTTGACAAAAGAGCTTGGCTAGCTTTAAACTTTCTTGGTCTAAAGCAGCGGATGGAGCGTACTTGCCAATTCCGTTGTCCTTGTCTAAAACAGTATCTACAAAAATGTCGGGTGCAAAACTTGTGCTTTCGCCAGAGAAAGATTGAGTAAAATCCTCGACCCTGTAGCTTTGTTTACCTTGAGTTACGAAAGCAGTAACGTTACGCAAGTCTTGCAGCCCCTTGCCTGCAAACATATTTAGTGAAAGTATTGAAAGACCTCTATACAGTTGATGTGTCTCTTGTATCTGCTGTTCCGTAACCGCTGTCAACGCAAGTTCCGGTCCATTGTCAAAACTAAACTGGACTTGCGTGTCGGTGTGGACAGAAAACACGTCCCACTCGTTTGTAAGTTTGGGACCACGCTCTTCTAACCTAGGGAAACCGTTTGCATAAACAGAACTATATTCGTCACCGTTCCACCAAACTATTGCGTTGCCAGGGCCAGTGTCGTTATGGCTTTTTATTGTGCTGTGGTTTTCTAGAAGGGCAAACTTTGTTTGCCCATTTTCTCTAATCTCAGAAGCAACATCGTAAACAGGCTCAAGCTTAAAAGTGTACTTGTCCCTAGTAGGAGCAATAAAATTAAAATCGCTATAAGTATCAACTTCTGAGCCGTGCCTTAAAATAACTAGAACATCATGAACATTGTATTCGGTTTCGCTTGCTTTTTTGTAGCTAAACCTAAAGAAAGCTTGACGACCTTTGGTTCCGTTGTCGGATAATGAATATTTTTTAGACGCTGAAATTTCACCATACTTCTTTTGTCTGCCAGATATTTTTCTGTACAGTCTTGATTTAATCGAGAATTTGACATGATCTACTTCACTGATCGTTTCATACGATGCTGATTCTGCTTTGACTAAGGCTTTGACAAAAAATCTATTGTCTCCTTGAGCGATAAGTTCTTCCCAGTTTTCAAGAATGTAGTTAATATTACGCTCAGCTCCTTGCTTTTGTCTTTTTATACGGCTAAATTCATCTCCGATAGCTTTTATACCAACAGTATCTGGAATTTTTTTGTTAGTGGGAAAGTTTTCCTTGCGTTCCTCCATTTGAGCTATCCCGCCATTGGCATAGCGGTTATTCCTAATGTCAGTAAACACCTTGTCAGAGTCCAGCAATTGTTCAATCAACCAATCTCTATTGCGCGCAACAATTCGATTCTCTCTGCTAGTAATCTTTAGATTAAGCTCACCTAGTCGCTCTTCTAATCTCAAAAACTTAGTGTTTATCATTAGGCCTTTATTTGTTACGTCCCCGAAGTCTGGGAATTTTCTTAGTTTGGCGTCTTCTGGCTTGACAAAAGCATCCTTTCTTAATTTTATTGACGGTCTTATTTCTGGCTTGTTGATTGCTACTCTGGCATTTTTAAGTTGATTCATTATCGCCTCTTTTTTGCCGACTAGCGTTCCTAGCCTTCCCCTAGAAAGGTCTTGGTGAAAGTCTGCTGTAATTGCATCAGCTAAAGATACGTTTTTAAAAGGCGAGACTTTGCCTCCTCTATCAGGGATTGTTAGCTTTTTTGTTGAATTATCGTACTCTCCGTTTTGAATTTTTTCTATTAATCCTCTTGCTTTTTTTAAATCATTGTTTAGCTCTTTTCTTGCAGCTGCTCCATTTATAGTAGGAAAATCGTCTGCAGCTTCAGATTCTAAGTATTTTGTGTATTCAAATGATCCAGCTGGGTTAATCGTTTTTGTTTTTTCCTGGTCAAGTTCGTTTGTCCATCTGACTGTACGCTTGCTTTCAAAGTCGTATTTAAGGCGTCGGCTGTTTAAATCAAAATCTATAGAAAAAGGAGTTGTGACATACTGGTCTTTTGGGTCTTTATCTTTTACTCTGTCGTCTTCATCTAAAATGTCAGCAGATGTAGTGTAGCTATACTCTTCCCCATCTTCAGATACAGGAGGATTTGCGTCGTTCTCCTCTTCAGTAAAGATATTGCTAAGTATTATTTTATGTGTTTCTATCTTTAACTTATCGCCTTCGCCTTCTGCATGTTGTTTCGTTGTATTATAATTTTCAGAAGGGCAGAAGCCATCCTTGATGCATTTAAAAGTAGCATGTACATCGCCATCATCAGGGTTTTTAAAATCAGCAAAGCTGCTTAAACGGAAGTTTGCCGACCCAAGCATATATGTGCTTCCAAAATCTAACGAGTCAACTGCTTGACGACGAAAATCTTTTGCCAAGGCTCTTGCTTCTTTGTTGCCATCTTTATTGCTACTAGATTGAAATATAACTTGTATTTCATCTCCTTTTTTATACCTAGGCTTGTCACCACCCCAGCGGTCTTTGAGTGTGACTCCTATGGGAGCCTCTTTTTCTTTTCCATCGCTGTCCCTTGTAAGCATCTTTACGTTTACTGGAATTGGATCAAATACACCAAGTGCAGAAGATGTTGTTGGCGAATAAGCTTGGCTAAACCCTGACGTTCCAGAGCTTTCGTTTTTTCTAGACGTTGTTATCTGGCAAACCTCTTGTTCATTCTTGCGGATCAAACTTTCCGGAAATAAAGATTTATCACCGTAAATCTTGTCTTTGAACCGTGGAGGCCTGCCAAACTTTTCGTCTTTGTAAAAAAGAAATGCTATTGACGGATCTATTTCGGAAAGGGCTAAAGATCCAAAAGCAGTTCTATTCGCGTCAAGCTCAACAATGCGTGACGCACCAATCACAAACAACAGCTGCATAAACTGCGCTGAGCCGAAATTGTCGATAGCTGACCACACTAAAGAGCCCGAGGTTCGCACGCCTCCCTCTGGGTTGTGTTCTTTATTGGTGTAAACAAGATTGACTGGATCGCCATAAGCCGCTAGCTCTGGGGCGCCATTAAAACCAAAAGAAGGCGAAAAGCGTTGCTGCCTAGTTCTTCTATCATTTTTAAGCCCAGGAATCGTTGGCTTGGGAGCTAATAGCGCCGCTCCAACCTGAAATAAGGTGCCAATGACTGTCAGAACTAAAAGTGCCGTAGCACCTCCATCGGGCAAACCACGAATATCAAGTGCCGTACCAGCCTTCGGATCCTTATATTCCTCTTGTAACGCAACAAATTCCAGGTACTCTTCCTTGCTTACACCCAGTGCTTCAATCAGCTGGTACTCATAAGGCAGCAGTCTCCGATTCATCAGTTCAACCAGAAATAATTTGCGCTGACACGCTCAACTGGAACGCAAACAACACGTTTGCCTGGAGCGATGCAGATCAAACCCTGATCCGTCACCGTTCCAAGTGCAGCGTTGTCTGTACCAGCAAGCAAAGCAGCAGCACCAACTTTTGGTATCTTAAGCCGCTTCCCGCTCTGAAGTAACCAGCGAGCCATCTGACTTGGCCTAAGCGTTTCAGCTGAGTACAGCCAGTACACCCAACAAAACTGTTCTTTATAATCCGACAAGCCAAGCCGTGAGCGGATTTCACAAAGCAACTGAAAGCAATCAGTCTTATTTCGTCCGTCTGCTGGGTGTGCGCCCCAGCAATACTCCAATCCAATTAAGTCATTCATCGCAATGACAACGTTGACTCAAGCGGCAAAATACCCACATTTTCTTCCGTCAAGGTACGAGCCGGGAAACCTGCAGAAACACCGTCTAGAGCAGATCT